CGCAGATGAGTATGGAACGGTATGGCATCCAGTAGTACGCAAAGGTAACTAGTGAAGATACCTTATACCATAAATATAAGCGATTGAGAAATTTGAATATGGGCGTATGAATAATACGAATTTTGAACAAAGGTAAACAACATTATGTATTTTTATAAAAATACAAGTAAAATATAAAGGAGAAAACCTAATGGCATTTCAAGTATCACCAGGTGTTCTCGTACAAGAGAAGGATTTAACAAACATAATCCCTGCTGTATCAACTTCTATTGGAGCATATGCCTTCAATGCAAGAAGAGGTCCAGTATCAGAAGTAACTTTGATATCTTCTGAACAGGAGTTAGTGTCTGTTTTTGGAAAACCTGACACAGGAAACTTTGAAGAGTACTTTACTGCTTCATCTTTTCTTCAGTATTCTAATTCTTTGAAAGTCGTAAGAACAGAAAATACTGGTATAAAAAACGCTGTAACTAATTCAGGTACAGCAGTATTGGTTAGAAATACTGACCATTACAATTCTACATACTTGGCAACTGGACCATATGTTGGAACTCCAGGTATTGAGTTTCTTGCTCGTTTTGCAGGTGCGTATGGAAACGCTTTAAAAGTTTCTGTATGTGGTTCTGCAACTGCGTATGAACAAGAGGCTGTTACTACGGTTAACGATTCCGCTGTTTCTGTAAACGATACAACGATTACGGTTACAAGTGGAACTAATATAAATGTAGGTGATATACTTGCATTTTCAACAACTGCGGCTACTAACGACTATGACGATGGTCAAGAGTACGAAGTAACTGCTGTGTCTACTAATGATATTACTATTAAGAAAAAAGGTAGTACTGGTGGATTAACAAGAGTTATTACAAATGGCTCTAATGTTAGAAGAAGATGGCAATATTACGACCAAGTAAGTGGTGCGCCAGGAACAAGTCCTGATGTATTGGCTGCTGGTGGTTCTAATGACGAACTACATTTTGTAGTAATTGATACTGATGGTTCTATCAATGGTACAAAAGACGAAGTACTAGAAGTATATGAAAAAGTATCTAAAGCATCCGATAGTAAAGACGCTGGTGGTTCAAATAATTTCTATCCAGAAGTTATTTACAGAAAATCATCGTTCATCTATTGGGGTGACCACAACTCAAACGGAACTAATTGGGGTAGTGCAAAAGCAAATACAACTTTCACAGATGTATCTGCTCCATTCTCACACACTTTCACAGGTGGTGTAGACGGAACGGTAACAGATGGTGTAAGAAAAACTGCATTTGAATACTTCCAAGACGGTGAATCCGTTGATGTTGGATTAATAATGGCTGGTAATGCAAGCGCAAACTTAATCGGTGATTTAATGACAATCGCTGAAAATAGAAAAGATTGTGTTGTATTCGCAAGTCCACAAAGAAGTGATGTAGTTAATATTGCTTCTGCAATTAATCAAACGAACAATGTACTAGCATTCTTCAACACTATCCGTTCATCTTCATATGTTATTTTTGATAGTGGTTACAAATATATGTACGACAGATATAATGATGTCTACAGATATGTACCATTAAATGGTGATATGGCTGGTTTGTCTGCAAGAACAGACCTAACTAATGACGCTTGGTTCTCACCTGCTGGATTAAACAGAGGTATTATCAGAGGCGCTGTTAAGTTGGCATACAATCCTAATAAGACACAAAGAGACGAACTATACAGAGCAAGAGTTAATCCTGTAGTTTCTTTCCCTGGACAAGGTATAATCTTATTTGGAGATAAAACTGGTCTTACAACACCTTCAGCATTTGATAGAATAAATGTAAGAAGATTGTTCATAGTATTAGAAAAGGCAATTGCTACTGCTTCTAAATTTCAACTATTTGAATTCAACGATGAATTCACTAGAGCAAACTTTAGAAATCTAGTAGAACCTTTCCTAAGAGAAGTACAAGGTCGAAGAGGTATCACAGACTTTTTAGTAGTATGTGATGAAACTAACAACACAGGTGAAGTAATTGATAGAAATGAATTCATTGCAGAGATTTTTATTAAACCTGCAAGAAGCATTAACTTCATTACACTTTCATTTGTGGCAAC